CTGTCATTCCTGACTTTATCTCTTTGGCCGAGGCGCAAATTGAAAGAACATTGCGCACCAGGCAGATGATCATCAGGGCCAATGCGTCTTTTGATGCGTCTTATGGTGCTGTGCCTGCTGACTTCTTGGAAGTCAAATCATTGAAGCTGACAAGCACAAATCCCATCACGCCAATGACATATTTAAGCATTGACGCGCTTGACAATGAGATTGCCAAGTACACGGCCAGTGGCAGACCCAAATTCTTTGGTGTTGTGGGCGATCAATTCAGAATTGTCCCAACGCCTGATGCCAACTACACGACTGAGCTGATCTATTACGCAAAGTTGACAAAGTTATCAAGCAGTGTGGCCAGCAATTGGTTATTGACTGCAAACCCTGACATTTATCTGTATGGAGCGCTATTGCAGGCTGCACCATACTTGCAAGATGATGCGAGAATTCAGACATGGGCAACGCTGTATGAGCGAGCTTTAAATGATGCACAAACTGCCGATGATCGTGCGTCTTCATCTGGCGGCACATTGTTAACCCGTGCAAAAACTTTTGGATAAATAACCATGTCAAATGAAATTGCAAAATCTGTAGACACTGTGGCAGCTGGCCTAGTGGCCAAAACTCAAAACCAATCATTTGCACGAGCTGGTGGCATTTACTTCTTTGAATGCATTGGCGCTGATGGCCAAGTCAAGTGGACTGAAAAGTCACACAACCTGGTGGTGAATCAGGGACTGCAAAATATGGTGGCAGCTTATTTAGATGCAGATACACAAATCACAGTTTGGTATTTGGGGCTGGTCACTGGCCCAGGCTCTGGGACAACGATTGCAGCTGCTGACACTTTGGCATCACACGCTGGATGGACCGAGTTTACAAATTACAGCGGCAACCGAAAGGCTGCCACATTTGGCACGGCCACGACAGCTGACCCATCTGTGATCAGCACATCAAGCACTTCATTTTCAATCAATGGTGCAGGCGGTACAGTGGCCGGTGCATTCTTGGCCAGCGCGGCCACCGGCACATCTGGCATTCTTTTCTCGGCCTCTGACTTTCAGTCACCAGGCGACAGGATTGTCGTGTCTGGCGATACATTGAATGTGACTTATACATTTTCCCTAGACGCTACTTAAAGAGGTCATTGAATGGCTTTAGTGCTTGCGGATCGTGTCCGAGAAACCACGACAGTCACAGGAACTGGGACTGCGACACTTCTAGGTGCAGTTTCTGGCTACCAATCGTTTTCTGCTGTTGGTAATGCAAACACCACTTATTACGTCATTGCAAACCAGTCGGCCTCTGAGTGGGAGGTGGGCATTGGAACGTATACATCTTCTGGCACTACGCTGTCACGCACGACAGTGCTGTCGTCTAGCAATGGTGGGTCTTTAGTCAATTTCTCAGCAGGCACAAAAGATGTGTTTGTGGACTACCCAGCCAGCAAGGCGGTCTATGAAGACGCATCTGGCAATATTGACAGTTACCCGATCACAGGCGGCACAATCAACAACACAACAGTTGGAGCAACAACCCCTGCGGCTGGTACGTTTACTACGCTTACTGGTGGTAAAAATTTAGCCAATTACATTCAAATTACTGGTGCAACAACTGGTAATAGACCAAGTGTTAATGCGTTAGGTAGCGATACAAATATAGATTTGAAATTAGCATCACAAGGCATTGGTGCTTTACAAATAGAAAACACATCTGGTGGTACAACATTCCAAATATTTGGTCAAACGTCAAATGTAAATTATGGTCGTTTTACATCTACATCAACAACAACTTCACCTTTGCTTCAAGTTTTAGGCGCAGACACAAACGTAGATTTTCGTTTCCGTACACAAGGCACAGGCGCATATCAATTTGACACAGGCTCTAACGCCAATACGCAATTAAAACTTACCCACACCGCATCAGCAGTCAATTACGTTCAGGTGACTGGTGCGGCTACTGGTAGTGGAGTTGTTGTTTCAGCACAAGGCTCAGATACAGATATTCCATTAGTTGTACAGCCAAAGGGTACTGGTGCATTACAAGCCCAAGCAACTACATCATCTGCTACTGGTGGTAATGCTAGGGGTGCTAATGCTGTTGACTTCCAAACCTTACGCTCAGTCAATTCAATGGTTGCTAGTGCAACTGGCTCTGTAATAGTTGGCGGTCAAAATAATACTTCTAGTGCTTATACGGCTTTTCTTGGTGCTGGTGCAAATAGTTATGCTCAAGGTAGTAATTCTTTTGTTGGTGCTGGCAACGGAAATGTAGTTAGTTCCAATGGTGCTTATGGAGCAGTTGTCGCTGGAAATAGTAATACTGTCAGAAATTTGAGTGGTTTTATTGGTAGTGGCGCATCAAATACTGCTGGTGGTTATTACAACTTTATTGGCGCAGGATTTACTAATAGCGGAACGTCTGAAAGCGCAGTAACAACTCAATCCGCAACAATGAACGCAACCACAGCAGTAACGCTGTCTGGTAGCAATTCAAACATTAAAGTCGGTCAGTACATCACAGGAACATCAATTGCTATAGACACCTATGTAGCCGCTATCTCAGGCACATCATTAACCTTAAGTAAAAACGCAAGCGGTTCATCAACATCAACCCTATCCTTTTACACCCCTCATGGAGTAGTAGTAGGTGGTGGAAACAATCAGGCAACTGGAAGTTACAGTTTCATCGGGGGCGGAGGCGATGCTGGCAGTTCGGCTCAAAGAAACACAGCATCTGGGGACTATTCTGTTGTTGTCGGTGGAAGAAATAATGTTGCTAGTGGTCTTGCTTCTCTTGTAGTTGGTGGTGGCACAACTGGTGACAATAATACAAATGGTAATCAAGCAACTGCCGCTGGTGCTGTAGTTGTTGGCGGTACTGGTGGTAGGGCAACTGGAACTTACGCAGTTGTTTTGGGCGGGCAATCAAATACTGCAAGTGGTGGTTATTCAACTATTGGTGTTGGTCAATATGGTACAAGTAGGTCTGTAGAAGGTTATTTTGCTTTTGCATCAAATTTACCTTTAGGCTATACAGTTGGTGCGGCACAAGGTGGTGTTTTAATTCTTGGTAAACAAACAACAGACGCAACACCTACTGTGCTTGTTTGCAACCAAGGCTCTCCAACCACAAACAACCAGATTATCCTACCCAACAACTCTGCCTACACTTTCAGAGGTGAAATAGTCTCATGTGTTACAGGCGGTGGAAATTCAAAGAGTTGGACTATTGAAGGTTTGATTAAACGTGGTGCAAATGCGGCTGCGACAACGCTTGTTGGTAGCACAGTTACATCTATGTTTGCAGACGTAGGTGCGGCTACTTGGACTATTGGATTAACTGCCGACACAACCAATGGCGGTTTAGCAGTAACATTTACAGGTCAGGCATCAACTACCATCAGAACAGTCTGCCAGATTCGTACAACAGAGGTAACCTATTAAGGACTAACATGGCTCTCAAAATAACCGCAACTAACTCAACAAACGGACAGTCTGAAACACAGGCTTACGCTAGGATTACCAATTTTTTTGGTACTAAAGACCAAGTGCAAGTACAAGTGGAAATCCACGCAACAGAGGAAGCCCGTAAAGCGGGATGGCCTTCTATCCAACAACAGGCTCACTATATAGGAATGGAGTCACTTGAGGGTGATTTAATCCCCGCTATGTATGGTGTTCTCAAGACTTTTACTCAGTACGCTGGTTCTGAAGACGTATAAGGGTTAATGTGTTTGGCCTCCATGCAATATCCTCTGCTGCGATTGCTGGTTTAACGGGCCAGGAGAGAGCCGCATCCATTTCAGAGACGGCAGCAGCTGTTGACACAACATTCAGCCTGGGCGACTTTCTCTCATCTTTATCTGAGGCTTTGCAGGCCATTGACAGCGTCTCAGCGCTGGCCAGTCTAAATGCATCAATCACAGAAACTACAGCGCCTCAAGACTCAGCATCTGTGGCGGCCTCAACATTTGGTGCATCTGTCTCTGAGCTGGTCCAAGCGCTAGACAGCATCAATGCACCAGGCAGCATTTATTTTTCTGCACTGGCCGAGTCGGCTGCATCTTTTGACTCTATTGCTGGCGCTTATCTCTGGAATGACATTGCTGACAGCCCAGAGACTTGGACACCAACTGGTGACAATGCCGAGACTTGGACTCCAATTTCAACCGCCCCAGAGACTTGGACTCCAATCTCAGATAGTTCAGAAACTTGGACCGAGATCGCAGATAATTCAGAGACTTGGACACCTATTGAGCGCTAGGAGCAAAAATGGCAGATACAACCACCACAAACCTACTTCTGACCAAACCAGAGGTTGGTGCATCCACTGACAGCTGGGGAACAAAACTCAACACTGATCTGGACACAATTGACGCATTGTTTGACTCGGGTCCAGTGCTGAAGATCACAAAGGGTGGCACGGGTGCAGCAAGCGCATCAGCGGCCAGAACTGCTTTGGGCTTGGTCATTGGAACGAATGTGCAGGCTTGGGATACAGACCTTGATACCTGGGCGACTAAGACAGCCCCATCTGGCACTGTTGTTGGCACAACAGACACCCAGACGCTGACTAACAAGACGCTGACAAGCCCAGCCCTGACAACACCAACTCTAACCTCACCAACTCTGATAACTCCAGTTTTGGGTACGCCATCAAGTGGCAATTTATCATCATGTACTGTTGATGGAACTGATGCAGTTGGTTTTAGAAACATTCCAATCAACAGCAACAGTTCATCATATACAACAGTTTTGTCAGACTCAGGCAAAGCAATTCTTCACCCATCGACAGATACAAATGCTAGGACTTTTACAATTCCCGCAAACAGTTCTGTTGCATATCCTCTTGGAACAGCAATTACATTTATAAATATGACCGCAGCAGTGGTAACTATTGCGATTACAACAGACACAATGTATCTAAGCGGTTCAGGTAATACTGGCTCACGAAGTTTAGCGCAATATGGTTCTGCAACTGCAATTAAATTAACTAGCACAACATGGTTGATTAGCGGGAGTGGATTAACATGAGCGGGATTCAACAACTTTTTGTTGCATCTGCAAGACAAGCACCAGCAGCGGCAGGACAACAGGTATTTACGTCTGTTGGAACTACGTCATATGTTGTTCCAGCAGGCGTTTACAGCATTAGTGCCGTTTGCGTAGGAGCTGGCGCTCAACGTGGTGCAGGTGGTGCTTTGGCTTATGTAAATAACATTCCAACTAGCCCTGGTGAGACTCTTACCATTCAAGTATCTGGGCAAACACCACAAAATAATGCCGCATCTTCTACTTATATTAAACGTGGCAGCACTTCTTTAGTTGAAGCAGGTAGTGGTAATGCTGGCCTTGATTCAAATTACACAGGTGGTGCAGTAATTGTTGGTTCTGGCGGAGCTGGTGGAGACAGTTCATCAAATGGCTCTGGTGCGGGAGCAGGTGGATATTCTGCTAAAGGCGCAAATAGTGTTGCCGCCTATCCGACTTCATCTAGTGGAATTGCTGGTACTGGAGGGAGTGGCGGCTCAGGTGGCGGAAGTGATATCTTAATAGAAGGCATTTATTATGCTGGTGGTGGTGGTGGCGGTGGAGTCCAGCTATTAGGGACTTCAGGCGGTGGAAATGGTAGTGCTGGTGGCTCTCTTGGTGGTGGTGGCGGTGGAGGCTCAGGCGGAGCAAACGGCACAAATGCAAGTGATGGTGGAGGTGGCGCAGGGGGATTGTATGGCGGTGGTGGATCAGCTTCTACATACAGTCTTGGCGCTGGTGCATCTGGCGCAGTTCGCATTATCTGGCCTGGCAATGATCGTCAATATCCTTCAACCCGTGTAAGTGACGAATAAATAAATATCATGGCAGTTTCAACAAATACAGGTGACGTATGAGTGAAGTATCACACGAGCAAATCTATGAAAGACTGATTGCTGTCGAGCAAAAGGTTGATAGGATTGACAACAACACCAAGGGACTTGTGGAGGCCATAGATGCGGCCCAAGGTGCAGTCAAGGTGTTGGGGTGGATTGCTTCACTCGCCAAGCCCATACTTTGGATTGGCGGTCTGGTGATGGCAGCTGGTGCAATTTGGCAGACCTGGATCAAAAAATGATCGACTGGTTGGAGGCAATTGTTGCAGCTTCTTGCCTCACTTCTTTTGTCATATTCTGTAGTTACATTATTGCAATCTGCTACCCCGTCTGATAAGCCGGTCGAGTACAGATGCATAAGATGGGCGTGGACCGGTGATGTCTACAACAGAAAAGTCTATTGTCTTGAGTGGAAAAAAGTTGAAAGAAAATGATCGATCCAGTCACAGCTCTAGCAGGCATCCAGAGTGCTGTAAAGCTCATCAAGCAGGCTTCAAAAACTGTTGATGATGTGGCCAGTCTCGGCCCACTCTTAGGAAAATATTTCAACGCAAAGTCAGAAGCCTCCAAAGCTGTTGTGGCTGCCAAGAAAGGCGGCTCTTCAATGGGTACAGCTTTGCAGATTGAGATGGCACTGGATCAGGCTGCAACATTTGAGAAAGAGCTTCAAATGCTTTTTTTCCAAGCCAATAAAGTAGATGTGTGGAACAAGATTAAAACCCGCGCACAGGCTATGGATGTTGAAGATGCCCACAATGCCAGACGGGAAAAGGAAGAGGCCGCCAGAAAGAAAAAGAAAGAGCAAGAAGACTTAGAGATGGGACTTTTAATTGGAGGTCTTGTTTTGATTGTTGCGCTTATTGCGTTCGGCATTTTTGAAGCACTTAACCATTGTGCAACTCACAGGTGTGGCCGGTGAATGAATACCAAAAGATTGCTGACATAGCATTTAAAATCATTGGTGCTTGGTGGGGTACGAATTTGTTTATAGATGTAATTAAATGCCTACCCAATTTTTTGTCAGACAGAATTGTGAATATGCTTTTAAATAAGATAGGACTTGGATAATGTTTGCATTAGATGCACTTTTGAATGTTGGCAATAAGCTCATTGATAAACTTATTCCTGATCCAGAGGCCAAAGCCAAGGCGCAATTGGACCTGGCTAAGTTGGCACAAGATGGCGAGCTGGCCAAGATGGCCAACGATACCAAGTTGTTTGAGGTTGAGCAAACAGCCATCACAGACCGATGGACAGCCGACATGGGGTCTGACTCTTGGCTATCAAAGAATATTCGCCCTATGGCCCTCATAGCCATCTTTGTGGCTTATTTTGTGTTCACAATGATGTCTGCATTTGGCTATAACGCTCAAGAGTCTTATGTCCAATTGTTGGGCCAGTGGGGGCAGATTATTTTCTTGGCTTACTTTGGCGGCAGAACTGTTGAAAAGTTGGCAGACATGAGGGCTAAGAAATGAAAGAGAACTTTGAGTCTTGCTTGAAAGCAGTGCTGCACCATGAGGGTGGTTATGTAAACCACCCAAGTGATCCAGGCGGTATGACTAACCTTGGCGTGACCAAACGTGTCTGGGAAGAGTGGGTGGGCCATGAGGTCGATGAAAAGACCATGCGAAGTCTTACTCCAGAGATTGTCGGCCCCATGTACAAAGCTAAATACTGGGACAAGATCAAGGGTGATGATCTGCCTGCCGGTGTCGATTATTGCGTCTTTGATGCGGCCATCAACTCTGGCCCAGGCAGGGCTGCCAAGTGGTTGCAAGCAGCTGTGGGTGTCGAGCCTGATGGCGGCATTGGCCCCAAGACATTGCAGGCCGTGGCCAGCATGGATGTCAATGAACTGGTCAGCGTCTACAACGACAGGCGCTTGTCTTTTTTGCACGATCTACCAACTTGGAACACATTTGGCAAGGGATGGGCAAGACGGGTTGCAGAAGTCAAGGCCGCTGGTTTAGACATGGCCTAAATTAAATTGTCATAAAAGTCATATAAGGTGTTGATATGACTAACATTCCTACACCAGAAGATGCCTTGCACTTTGCAGAAAGTGTCAGAAAGTGGCAGCAAGTGCTTAATCTTGGAGATTGGCGCATCGAGAAGGGTTTGAAGCCTGCAAAAAATGCCATGGCTTCAGTGGAATTCAATGATGGGGCCAGACTGGCCACATATCGTTTGGGTGACTTTGGTGCTGAAAAGATCACCTCGGAATCTTTAGACCAAACGGCTCTGCATGAGCTGCTTCATGTCTTTTTGCATGACCTGATAACTGTGGCCCAAGATCAAAAATCTTCTGTTGAACTCTTGGAAAAAGAGGAACACCGAGTGGTCAATCTTTTAGAAAAATTACTCTCTAAGGATTCCAATGGCGTCTCAAAATCACACTGAAAAATGTTCAGATGAGGAATTTATTGCTTTATGGGATAAGCATCAATCTGTTGCAAAGTTAGCAAAGATTCTACAAATATCAGAGAGGTCTGTTCACTATCGCAGGCGTAATATGGAAAAATTCCATCAAATCAAATTGCCCGCAGCAGACTATAGAGGCGGTATGTATGATGCTCGGAAACAATCGTTTTCTCCTTTAAAACAGATTGATCTTGGAATACTAGATGGGACTGTGATTGTTTTCTCTGATGCCCACTTTATCCCTGGTCAACGAACAACAGCGTTTAAAGGGCTTCTATGGGCCATCCAAGAGTTCAAACCCAAAGCAGTGATATGTAACGGGGATG